TGTCACTTTTCCTCCTGATACTGTTGTTCTTAAAGATTATAAGATAACTTGGAATAGTGAGACTTTTCGTGTTGACGATGTTGAGGATTACCAGTTTGGTGATAATACTATTTATAAATATTGCAGGGTGTTTTTAATATGAGTAATATTAAAATGACTAATGAAGACTATGCTACTTTCAAGTCTAATCTAAAGTTTCTTATTGCGAATAATCTTGTTACTAATATGATAAAACGCGTTCCAGTTGATAAAGGTCTTCTTCGGCAAAGTATTCGCTGGGTTAAAGAAGGAGATTCTATAGGTATAAAAATACTCGATTACGGAAAATATGTTGAATGGGGCACTCCTCCACATGTTATTTATCCAAAGAATGCTAAAGCTCTTCATTGGAAGAGTGGCGGTAAAGACGTGTTTGCTAAAGTTGTTCATCATCCTGGTACTCGTGCACAACCTTTTATAAGACCTAGTTTTCGTGATGATTTGCCTAGAGACTTGCCTAATTTAATAAGAGGTTCTTTATAATGGTTCTTAGCATTCAAAAAATAAAGAATGAGTGGGTTTATTTTTTACGTAACAGTGATGTTTTTAGTATTTCTCAACGTAATGTAAGTACAACAACCGCTACAGGAACTTTCTCTAGTGCAACAAGTTATTCTATACCGGTTACTAATATTAAAAACATTCGTAGTATAACAGTAGATTCTACATCACTTTCATATATTACTGATTATATTTACGATATTGATTTTTTAGATACAACAATAAAAACAAAAATCACATTTACTACTGCACAAACAGGAGCTTACGTTATTACTTACGATTATGGTACTGACAAGATATATCCTGATTTTCCACGTTCAGACCTTACAATATCTAGTTTCCCACGTATGGGATTTGATATTATAAATATAGCTAGTAATGTTGGTGGTTTTGGCGGTGTTAATCTGAATAAAGTTAGTTTAGGAACTATAATTTATGCTCCAAAAACAGAGGATTTACAAGCTTATATTGATAGCTTACGTTTAGCTATTTTTAACGCTAAGCTAAGTTTTAATTATCTTGGAAAATACGTTAGAATAGTTACAACAGGTCCTATAATTACTAGTGAGCGGGAAACTGGTAAAGACAAGATTTTCCAGCAGAATATTGACGTTGTCGGAGATTTTAACATTGAAAGCTGAACAACGAACGTATAAAGCTAGTTTTTACGCTGGATTTACTGACATTCTTATTGGTTTAGTATTTTACCTAACAGGATTTGCTGACTGGTATTATGCTCATTTTCATGTTTTTGGAGTTTTAGGATTAGGAATGATTTTATATTCATTTTATCATTGGTTATTATATAAGAGGGAACATAATGTTTGATTTAGAAGTTTTAGGAGAAATAAATGATTATATTAGAAAGAGTAACAATATTCAAGAGGCACAACTAGTCCTTCTTAAGAACATTCATGAAGAATTAAGGATTATGAAAGTACGTCTTAGTGAAATAAATAAATAAAGGTAATAAAAAATGGCAAACTCAGAAAGAATTAGTTTAATAGATACATATATACTTTACGGTGCAGAAAGTGCTTTTGGTACTGCTGTTTCTGTGACTAATATGTTTGGTGGTTTAATACAACGAGCAAGTATTGACATTGATAGAAGTGTTTCCGAACATGCTGGAATGGTAGGTACTGCAATTAGTGATGGTAGAGTAACATCAAAGTACACTACAGGAACAGTAAGCGTTGGAGCTACGCTTGATTTCATGGCGCAGGATTTTGGATGGTTAGAATACTTATTATCTGGAACAAAAACTGGTTCTGGAACAGTATCTAGTCCTTATGTTTATAGTATTGGTAAATCTGTAAAATCACTTACTGTTGCTGAAAATATTGATAATATAACAACTGATAGTGAACGTACTTTCGCGGGAATGTTAATAAATAGTGCTAGTATAAAATGTGCTGTTGGAGAAGCAGTATCTTGCAGTGTTGATTTAATCGGTGGGAAAATAGCTGTTGATACAACAAAATCTTCTGCTGTTGCACAAATTACTGATGATTTATATAATTTTGCTGGTGGTACAATTGAAATGCCTGATGCTACAAGCATTGGTAACGTTATTGATAGTGTAGAATTTAGTTATGATAACGCTGCAAGTATGCTTTACGGTTTTAGTGAAGAAGCTTCAAATGGTCGTTTAGGAAAGATAACAACAGGTTTAAAAATTACATTAAAATATCTTGATGATGATCAAATGACCAGATTACTAGGTAGTGCAACAGCTATTACTTCGCAAACTCCTGTTACTTTATCTCTGAAATTCACTAAAGGTACAGGATTATATACTGATTTTGTTTTTAGCAATGTTGTAATTAGTAAAATAAGTGATAGTCATGATCTTAACGAGTGGATGGTAGAAGATATTACTGTTCTCGCACAGAGTTTAGTAGTTACTGAAGCGAAAACTGCTTAAGAATAATTTTTTAATATATGGGGTATAAAGAAGATGTTAAAACAAGTAAGAAAAGAAGATATTCCCGAATGGGATTTTGGAGATGTTACAATAAAGACTTTTAGTTTTGGTGAAAAGCTAGAACTTGGTAATTTAAAAGCCAAAATGACTAAAGAAGGTCCTGAACTTAGTGATGGCGAAGTTAGTATAAAAGACATTACTATAAAAGCTTTAGCTGCTGGTATTCATTTTGTGCGAACAAGCGATAATTCACAGTTTATTATTTTAGCAAATAGTCAATTATCAGATAAGGAAAAGAAAGTTTACGATTTTAGTTTTGAGAGTGGTCAATATCTTCTTAAATTAATTTACGAACTTAATAAACCTTTGGAGAAAGAAGATATAAAAAACTAGTATTGGCAATCAAAGGAATAAGCAGGGATGTTAATAGCTTAACAATCATTCAGGAAGCTATTCTTTGTAAGATATTCCGTTGTTTGCCTAGCGAGTTAAGGAAAGAAGATTGGAAGGATTTAGAAAGTTTTCAGATTGTCTATGAGACTATTGCTGAGAAGAATCCTTTTTTTATGATATAGAGAGATAAAATGAGCGAAGAATTTATTATCCGGATTATTGATGATGCTAAACAAAGTATTTCTGGAATTACTGGTGGTTCTACTGGTAAAACCACATCTAAAGGCGGTGGTGGTAGTGGCGGTAGTCTTATTAGTGGTATGGCTAAACTAGTGGGTATTGGAAGTATTGCTCTAGAACTTTTTAAGATGGCAAGTTCTGCTATTGATACTATTTTTAAGCCTGTAAAAACCATTCTTAATAGTATTTTCAAACTTGTTAGTCAGTTGTTAAGACCTATTGCTGATGTTCTTATTCTTATTTTACAACCTATTTTACTGTTTATCAAACCCATAATAAAGGTTTTTAATGATATAATGCGACCTTTCCGTACTTTAGCGTATAGTCTTATGAAACAAGGTGGTGAAGTTGGTGGTGCTGCAGGATTAGCTCTCCAACAGTTAGCAATGACTACTATCATGACTGGTCTTGTTAATGCTTTAATGGGTGTTTTTGCTGAGCTTATGAAACAATCTTTTAACATGGTTGCTTTACTTATTGAACAGATAGTTTTATTTCCACTTTTAGAACTTATGAGACCAATGCTGGAATTCTTTGGCGCCAATGTTGACGAGATAAAAAATAATATTCACAATAGTATATTAAATGCTCAACAAGTAGTAAGCACTAGTCTTGATGAAACTATGGGACTTATTCAATCAAAGAGTTTACAAGGTATTTTAGAGATTGCTGACGGTATAATAAGCACTGGGACAACTGGAGCCACTCTAGAGGGTGCTCGTGATAAGTTACAAAATGCAGCTTTAAAAGCTATTAATACTGCTAGTGAAACTGTTAAGACGGGATTACAAACTGCAATTAATAATATGTTTGATATTACTATACCGAGTTCTAGTTCTAACGCTTCGAGAGTTCGCAGTAGTATATCTTCTAAATATGACGTTTCTAATTATGTCCCTGTTAATACTAAAGCACAAGGAGGATATTATCAATTTGGTTGATAAAAATAAAAAATGACAGACCCCAGCATAACAAACAGTAGTGGCGTAATACTTACTTTTAATAAGGGTGACGTGCAAAGCATAACATGTACTATTAATGCTAGTCCTGA